ATAACAATTATAGTTAGGATTAATTTTTTCTAAATAATATCGATCAATTTCATATTCATAATTTTCTACTTTTAATAAATCATCTACTAGTTTTTTATTTTCCAAATTAATCATATAACAATGTGTAGTCCACGTTTGAACTCTAGCATATCCCTTATATTGCTTATCTAATACACGATAAACAGTTCCCCCCATATAAATCATATCCCAATCAGGAGGAGGTTTCTCTATATTTTTAAGAACTTTAATAAATTTTGCATCATCTTCCATAATTAAAACATTTTTATAACCTTTTTTAATAGAATCGCGAATTACAGATAAATGTGATTCTAAACAACCTCTTTTCGGGTCAATGTTCTTAGTCGCCTCAAAAAAATTACATTTTAAACCAAAAATACTTAACATTTTTTCCATATATTTTTTCTTTTCAGGGCGTTCTTTTAGATTAATAACAACCGTAGAAGAACATTTTATATGATTTCCAATTAATTGATCCATATTTTAATATATTTTAATATATTAAAATATCTTTAAATAATATTTTATACCTTATCACTTGGATCATTTAAAGCAGATAATTTTGAAAAATCTATTGATTGAATATCGGATTCATTTATTTTTTCCGCTTTTCCTTCTCTTTCCGCTTCAGCTTCCCGTTCCTCGTTCACTTCTTTTCTTCTATTAAAAAATCCAATATTAAATCCAGATGTTTTAATTATATCTGGTTTTTTATCTTTTTCTAACATTTTAGATACAACCCCATTTCCTTTAATTTTATTTAATTCATCCATTCTATTGTTTTTTAGTTTATCTAAACTATCAAGACTTTCTGTATTCTCAATATTATCAATATTAATTTTACTAATTATTTCATTTATTTCTTCTGGAACATCATCTTTTTTAGGATTTACTTTATTATTAAATCTTTCTTGAATTTTTTGAACTTCCGTTTTTTCATGTTTGTGTAAATATTGTAATTTATCAGCTGCTTTTGCTATTAAATTACTTACTTTTTCTTCTTTACTTGGCTCATAAACAGTTATTGTGCTTACACTTAAAACTTCTGGTTTAGTAACAAATTTATAAGCAATATTTCTATCAAAGCTGTTTAATAAATGAATTGGAATAATTGGACTTTGTTCAATCATTCTATCCATTTCTGTTCTACACATCTGAACAAAATCAATGCCATTATAGCTTCTATTATTTGGTGGTAATGATAATTCAGTTGAAATATTTCGCGCAAATTTACCATATGTTATAGATGAAACACGATGCGCCTCGGTTAATTCATTAACTCTTAAAAATTGGGTTACTGTTTGAATAATACCAACTATAATATTAATACCACCAATAACCATTGGCGCATATGATTTAAAAGAGTCTGGAAATGAGCTAATTGAAAAACTTGCAGTACCACTAAGAGTTGACATAATTATAACTGGAATAGTTAAACCATAACTTTTTATTTGAAATTCTCTAAAAGCACGATCATGCAATAAACGATATGATGATGCAATTTCACCCCATTTTTTTAATAATTGCACTTCAGAATCTCCCCATATTTTTTCAACAACTTTTTCCTTTTCTTTTTCTGATAATTTCTTGAGTTCATTGTGAGACTTTTCTAAATTACTCATATAATATTTAAAAATATAAAAATATAAATTTCTAAAAAATAAAATAGGTATTGATATAATATCAAGGTTTGTTTGTATAAAAAAGTGATAAATTTTTTATTAAAATATTATAGATTACAATAGTATTCAAAAAATGGTATCGGAAGAAGAAATATTATTATATCAAAAACAATTCATTTTAAATCGATTAGAACAAATGAAATATTGTTTACTTAACTTAACTCAAATTAATTTTAATCTTCCACCATTTGTTTCTGATGAATATTTTGATTTTGATCCAGAGACATATGATCAACCATTATGGTTTGCATATATAAATTATAGATCAGATATTGTAAAATTAATGCTTGAAAAGGGATATCATCCAGATGAAATTGAAACATTTTATCAAAATCGAACTTTATTACATTTAGCCGCAGCTCGTCATGATAAGCAAATGTGCAAATTACTTATATCATATGGTGCAAATATTTTTGCAAAAAACCGTTTTAATGAAACACCAATTCAGCATGCAGGATATACTAAAGATATGACTCCTCTTGCAAGAAAAGAGTTAAATATTCAATTTAACCATCAAAAAATAAGAAATTTCAAATCATATTTGAAATTTTTATATTTTAGAAATAAAGAAAATCATCAGCATATTCAGATTTTTCTCTAAATCTCCCTCCTTAAATCTTAAGTTATTTATTATTTTATTTATAAACCCTTAAATATATCAAAAAAATATTTATTATTTATTTTTTCTCCTGTAAAAAGTTCTACTAATTTTGATCCTTTTATTTCTGCCCCTTTTTCAAAAATAATCTTTCTATATTTCATTCCAACTTTTGTATCAAACCCATTTTTTTTAAATAAATTATAACAATTATATGCATAAATATTTGACCATAAATAACTATAATATCCACAATTATAACCCATCAAATGATCAAATCTACACATAGGAAAAGTATTAGAGTCTATTTTATATGGATAGATAGAATTTGCAATTTTAAACCATACTTCTTTTAAATATTTACTATTGATATTATTTTTTTTATGAATAGAGAGATCATATTTAATAAGTAATACTTGGTGCAAATAGCTTAATCCAACATTATAATACCTATTTTTAATTAATGAATTTATAATATGAATAGAAATAGTTCTATTTGTTTTTATATTTTTACTTATTTTTTTTAGAAATCGAGGATTCCAACACCAGTTTTCTAAAAATTGAGATGGTAATTCAACAAAATCAATATCCGTTTTTAATCCAGATAATATTTCATATTTAGTATTTGAAAGAACACAGTGTAATGCATGTCCTAATTCATGGCAAAATGTAACTATTTCATTAAAAGTTAATAAAGAATATTTTTTTCCATTTTCAATAGGTGTAAAATTACATACAATAGCTGCAACTGCAATAACTCTTTTATTTTTGTCCAAAGAAATGAAAGAATTTTGTATTTCATATGTCATTGCATGAGTATATTTATTATCTCTTGGATATAAATCAAAATATATGTACCCTATTATTTTTTTTGTTTTTTTATCGATAACTTTATATAATTCTACATCTTTATTCCAATATTTTTCTTTTCCATCTTTATCACGTGTTCTTTTAACAAACTTAATTTTAATAGAAAATAAACAAGAAAATATATCTAAAATTTTAGGAATAGAATAATTTGATGGAAAATACTCTTTTATATCTTTATCATTTATATCAAAATATTTTTTCTTGTATAGATTAGAATAATAAGAAATATCATATTCTTTTAATTCTTTCTTTCCAGAAAATAGAAGTAAAGAATTATATTCTTTTTGAGCTTTTGGAATTATAATTTTTAATAATTTATTAACTAAATTTTCTACTTTTTGAGGAGTAGCTAATCTATCTTCTGCCATAAAATATGAAACCGATGACTTAAATTCGAATAATCGTGATATATCTTTTCGAAGAATAAGAACTTTTTGTAATATATTTAAATTCTGTTTTGCAACAGATTCAAAAGTAATATACATTTTTTTACGCGTTTCTTCAATAGAACAATCTTTTAAAATAATATTTTTATCAGGATAAGATGTATCAAATATATTATTATGACTTTTTATAATAGATTTATCTATACCTTCTAATTCATATGTATTAATTTTTATTTTTTGAACACTATTTGCAATATTTTTAGAAAAAGTATTTTCTAATTTAAATAACTCTTCACTTTTTTTAATAAATATTTCACGTGATCTATTATTTAATTTTACACCATTATTAATAAAATTTTTTAATATTTTTTTTATTAAACTATTTTCTCCTTTAATTTTCTTTAAATATTTCAAAAAAAAATGATAATTAGATACAGATGAATAAAATATTTGAAAATAATTCTCTAGATCTAATTTAAATTTATCAGATGCATCTCTAATAATTTTTTTATCAGAAACATAACTTAATAATTGAATAGAATTAATTGTATAAGTAAAGGATGTTAAATCTAAATATTTATTTAAAAAATCAATTGAACTAGAATAATTATTTTTTAAAAATGATTCATAGTCAGAAATAATATGTTTTTTAATAGATTCTATTTCATTTAATGTATAATTAAACTTTAATTCTAATGTGAAAGACTCCATTCATATAAATATATTATTACCCCTTATTTTTTTCTAATAATCCCTTTAAAAATAATTCATATTCTACTTTATTTTCTCGAACTAATTTTTTCATAATATTATCACTTTCTAATAATCGTAATTGTATATTTTTATCAATATAACTATTTTTACAAATTGTTGGAGTATTATGAAGAGAAAATGCTGTTTTAATAACTGCATTTCTAATTACTTTCTTTCTTAAATTTAATTGTTGATTTTCTGTTTTTGAATCATATGGTTCTGGATAAATATTTTTGAATTCTTGTCTTACTGATTTAAGAAAAATTATATTTGCATTCCATGTTCTTAAATCTTTTGTTGAAACATTATATTTATCTAAATATTTATTTAAATCAGTCAAAGAAACATTTATAGAATTATTTTGTTCATCTTTAATTGAAAATAAATATGGATTAGAATGATCTGATAATTTATATATTTCTTTTAAAATAGAAATTATTTTTTCATTCTTAATAATACAATGATTATTTACACCTTTTTTTCCAATAAATTCTATTTCTGCTAAATCTTTTTTAAAAAGAATATGTTTTTTATGTAATGTTGTTAGACCATGTGAACCATATTTTTGTTCATATTTTTTTGTTCCTCCTCGAAAATTACATAGTTCCATTACTTTTAAAATAATAGCAATTACTTTATCTTTTGTATATTCTTTTTGATTTAAATCTTCATTAATTTTATTTTTTAAACGAAATATATATTTACTCAATGTAATTAAACTATTTAATTTCTTTGTTTCTCTTTTTTTCTTACTATCTGCACTATATATATATTGTTTTCTACCAGCAGAATCAATACCAGTTGCAATAATATCTTTATTTAAATATATTCTAACATCTTTGTAAGCAGGAGCAATATATATTTTAGATAATTTTTCTATTAAATTTTTATCTTCAATTTTATAATCATTAATATAGAAAGAATATTTTTTTGTAGTATTATTTATAAGACGAGTAATATATTTATTATTTCTCATTAAATATAATTAAGATTTTAAATTAAAATAATATTATTTTAATATATGGATAAAATAATATCAAATTTTGAAATACCAAATTTTGATGAATTTTATAATAATAGCTGGTTTACCAGTAATTTAATTATTTTATATTCAATTTGCAAAGAAGATAATTTATTAAATATAGAAAATTTATATAAAACAGTAAATTTAAATAATGTAATGTCTAAAAATGTTGATACATTAAAATTATTAAATAATTTTATTATAAATGTTGGAAAAGATATAGAAGATTTAAGAATTTTAAATAAAGAAACAAAAAAATATAAATATGTTAAGAATACTTATTCTATTTATGGAAACGAAGAAAGAGTAATAACAAATTGTGGTTATAAAGTATGTTTCTATATTGTATATATTATTTTAAAACATCTTTTAAATAAAGATGAATTTAAAGAAAATATTAAAAAAGATGAATTTATTGAATTAGAATTAAATTTTAAACCATTAATAGAAGAAATATATGAAAATGAAAGATTACATACAAATGATCCTAAAAATAAAAATAGAAAGAAAATACAAGAAGAGGAAGAAAAAATAAAAGAAATATTAAATCAAGAAGAGAAAAATAAAAATGGAAATTTATTAGAATTAAATAAACAAAAAAATCAAATAGAAACAAATGAAATTGTTAAAGGATGTTCTTGTGAAAAATTAAGTATTAGTTCAGATATAAATAATAAAAAAAAAGAAAGAAATCAAATGTTAAAAAATAAATTAGAAGAAGAAGAAAAACAAAAAATTATAGAAAGAATTGAATTAAAAGAAAAGATAAAATTAAATGAAGAATTATCTAAAGGAAATACTAATAGATTTATTAATAATAATAATTATATTATAAATATATCAAAGCCTAAAAAAATAAAGGTTCCTTTATACAAATTATACTTAATTTATGCACAAATATCAGGTATTATGCAAAAATCAGAAATAAGAATTAATAATATTGATTCTTTTTATTCATTATTTTTTTGGGAACCATTAAAAGATATATTATATAAAAAAATAAAATTTTTAGAATAAGTTAAAAAAATTATACAAAAAAACAAAAAAAATAATAGTAAAAAAAATAATAATACAAAAAATAACAAAAATAATATATATAAATTATTAAAACATAATAATAAAAAAAATATAAAAACAAA